CAAATAAAGGAATTTCCAAACAGGATTTCAAGCGTATGTCCTACTCCGAAAGGGCAAAACTTTATGCGGAGAATCCTCAACTTTATCAGGCATTAAATAAATAATGCCAGAGGGGAGTGCGTCATGGATGTAAGTACAATTCAACAGTTAATATCTACGGTTGGTTTTCCTATCGTATGCTGCGGTTTTTTAGCATGGTTCATTTATAAGGCATTTGAGAAGATTACAGCACAATCCAGAGAACGTGAAGAAAAATTATATTCAATCGTTGCAGACGCACAGAAAACCAATGAAACATTATTAAAAACTAACTCTGACTTTGTAGAAGTCCTAAATACATATAAGACAGATTTGGATGTAATCAAAGCAGATGTTACAGAAATTAAAGAAAATTTGAAAGGTTAAATTAGGTGATTATATATGTCAAATACAATCAATCAGAATGTGATCGTTCCTGATGTGTACGCAGCACTTGTCAGAGAACGAATTCATGGGAAATGTAAGGTAGCACAGTTTCTTGTGACTTTAGGCGACCTTCATGGTAAAGTCGGCGAAGTTTTGACGATGCCTTCCTGGAGTTATATTGGTGAAAGTAAGGACTGGGATATTTCTAAACCAATGGACGTTACACAGATGAAGCAGACAAGTACAACTGCTACTGTCAAAGCAATTCAGGCACCGGCTGTCAATGTGGCAGATTACGATGATGAAGTGGAAATGGGTAATGCTATTGATGAAGCGGCAAATCAGCAAGCAATATCAGTGGCTCGAAAGTATGACACAGATGCTATCGCTTGTGCATTAGAATCTCCTCTAAAGTACAAACTTGCTGCTAAGGACACCGTAACACAAGAAGAACTTATTTCAATCTTAGGTCTTTACGGTGATGAACGTGACAGTGCAGATTTTGATGCAATCGTGATTCATAGTTCTTTTGCACCATCATTCTACAAAATGGATATGTTTGTAAGTCGAGAACTGACAATGACAAAAGATGGTAACGGCATTGCTGTCAATGGTCAGATCGGCACTTTCTTGGATATTCCGGTTGTTCTGTCAGATCGACTCTATGATACAACCAATCAGGAAGGATTCATTCTTGTAATGAAGAAGAACGCAATCTCTATCATTCCAAAGGAATCTCCATTTGCCGAAACTGCTCGTGACGCATCTCTTAGACGTACAACTATTTATCTTAGCCAGTTCTATGCAATGGCACTGACTGATGATGAAGCAATCGTATATGCTAAGACCGTTATCTAATACACAGAAAAAGATTTTATAAACCGAAATTACGGGAGTGACTTTTTCTGTCACTCCCATTTTTTGCAAGGGAGTGATATTTATGCTAAGTGGAGATAGATTAAAATTTTTAAGATATACGCATGAAAAGACACAGAAGGAAATTGCTGATTGGTGCAATGTTAGCACTCGATATGTCGGAATGGTTGAAAGCGGCGAGGAAATTCCGTCACAGAACGTATATCATGCGTGGTTGAATTGTTGCTATGAGATTGGAAAACCATTACCAAAGATTCAGAAAGCAAATTCCAAAAAGAGTTCTACTGATAAGTAGGTGGTGCTATGGGATTATCTAGCGTGTTTACAAGTGCTAAAAGAAGCGGTGAAAGAACAAGCAACAGCGTAAAGAAAGCGGTTGGTAAAGCCAAAAATGGACTGTCAAATTTTAAGAATGGATTTACTGGCAAGGGAAGAACAGGATTTTTTAGTGCCACTCAAAAGTATAATCGCAATCATCAAAAGAAAGGCGGTTATGCCGGTGGATGGGCGGCTATTGCATTTGGCAATATCATCAATGCTCATAGCAGTGCGGATGATATTGTTGATGAGTTTGGATTAGATAAAGAAGAAAACTCTTATAATTGTGATGCTTATACACAAGCATATCAAGAGCAATATGATATTGCAGAGCAAATCCTTCAAGAGTGGGTTGACTTCTACTCTGAATACATAGAAATGTTGATGGGACAGAGAGATGCACTGATTTCAGAAGCAGACGATTTGGAAGAAACGGCTAATGACTTGCGTGATGAAGCAGAAGATTTAAGAAGTGAAGCGTCTGAAATCATGGAAGATGATCCAGAAGGTGCAGAAGAATTATTAGAAGAAGCGGCAGCACTTGAGCAAGAAGCACAGGAGTTAGATTCACAGGCACAAGCACTTAGAGTTGAAGCAGACGAATTACAAGGGGAAATTGACGCTGCTTATGATGAGATGGAAATGCTGACAGTCGAAGAATTTATTGATTATGATTCCGTAGAAATCAATGCGTTTTTATATGCTTGCGATTTTGCACAAATGTGGATTGATGGAGAGGTCTGGATTCCGAGTGAAGTCCTAGATTGGGCTTTCTATGATGTATCTGATCATAACGGATAAAAAGAAAAAAGAGGAAGTCGAAAACCTCTATAAATATACGAAGTAACCAAAAACAGGTAGAAAGGGAAGGTGAGATAACTTGCAGAAAATACGCAACTATTTCACCTTTATTAAATTACACCTATTAGGCGGGTTATCTCGCCTGAATGGTGAATTTAGTGAAGGAAGAATATTTACAGAAAGTACCAGAATGGTACTTGAGCAACGAAAAATTTGAATTGGTTTTAAGTGATGATATTGACAGTTTGGTAACGACAAGCGTTGTGCAGACGGTAAAGCCAAATTGGAGCATCGAATATTTTTATGATTTTGACAACATTTATGTCAGTGAAGAATTAAAAGATAGAGAAAATAAATCACGCACAAGAGTATGGTGTGATGTTGCTGTCATTAAAGACGAGATGGCTTTTGATAATCACATAAGTAGAAAAAATATAGAAGATTATTGTAATCCAAGGTGTATAAATCCCAACATTTTAGCAGATGTAACGAATTATGGTTACACAAATAAATACGCTGGTTCTACTGCTCTACTGGTTTGGAGTTTATATAACATTCCATTGCCAAAGACGGAAGAAGGAAAGATGTTATTACTTGCTATTGATAGCACATTCAAAGGTTATTACAGTGACAAATTTAGAGGGAGAAATAAATTCTTCCTATGTGATGTATTAGGTTTAGAAGAATTATATGAGGTTGAGGGTAGACATACCATCAAAGAATTTTATCAGATTATTTCAAAGTATGGATTATCGAAAAAGATTAGATACAAAAAAGAGAATATGAATATTGAAACTGGTTTGGACTTAGAACTGATTGGAGAAGTGTTAGGTATAGAACTGAAACTACCACAAAAGAAAAATTTTGTACATTGGAGAAGTTTTGAACAAAGGCAAGGAAATATGTGTGGTGTGCGTTCGGTAAAAGAATTAGGAAAGACATTGATTACATTAGCATTTACATTTCAGAACGTAGCAAAGTATTCAGTTGTGTGCAAACCGGCAGCATAGACAATTAAATAGAGAATATTATGGTGGGTGGTTAAATTACACCCACCTAGAAAGGACACAACAAGATGGATGAATATTTATATGAGAACGGTTCTCCAAATGGAGAAACCTTAGATGAAGAAGAAATAATTTATATGGTGGCTAACGAAAAGGTACACACCAATAGAAAGAAAAAATATCACAAGGAGAAATTTAATAATGGAGAAGAAAGCGATTACGATTTTTACTGCTAAGACGGCAAGAAAATTATTACAAGATGGATTTACTATGGTGGATATTAAACCAGACAAGACAGATTTTTCAGGAAAAAGAAGTGTGTTTGTGTTCAGAAATGATGAAGGAATTTTAGAGAAGATAAAAACGTACAAAGAGAATTAAATAGTAGAGATTTCAAAATGCAACTCGTGGAACGAGTGACATATCTAATCTCTTACTTACTGGTTATCTCTTACTTATAAGTGTGACAGGTATCGGCGTTTTACTCGTCCTGTTGTCACTACTTTTTTGACAACCATACCTCAAATAAGGGTACAGTTGTCACCCTAGAAAAAAGATTAAAAAATACACAAAAAGGAGCATACAAAATGGAATTATATTTAGGAAAGAACTTAGTTACTGGTTGTACTTTAACACCTGATGGTGTGTTGGCTTATACGGCTTTGAGATGGATTATGAATGAGAACATTCCTCTTTATAATAAATCTGCCACAATAGAATGTGTGTCTGTAAATAAAATGGCTTATACGCTGATAGGTAATCAGGACAAATATGAGAAGTCATTATTGGACGCATTACAGAGAGGGATATATGAGTTGGTTAATGCAGATGTACTTACTATTGTGAAGGATTTCAGCACCAAAGCATCATATGAATATCTGTTGGATTTTTCCAAACTGTATCTTGATACCCAAAGTGAAAATTTTATCATAATACATTCTGATGAAGTCGTGAGATTACTGATTTGCGGCGAGTTAATGAAGAAAAAGATTTCTATGATGAAATATTACATTGCACTTATCAGCACATTTAACTGGTCTAAGTCAATGAGAACACTTCCTGACTTGCCAAATCTGCAAGGAAAGATTGGTTCTATGTCTATGGAATATATTGCTGCACAAGCGGATATTTCTCAAAGAACTTGTATGAGATACAATGACATTTTGGTTGATATGAAGATGATTTATGTCTATAAGAGCAACGACAAGGTGCGTGACGGCGATAAATTGAAGCAGATCAAGAACTGTTATAGTAGATATGCTGACAAAGATTCGTGCGAAGCGTATGCGTCAAATTATGAAAATTGGTATGGCTCTCAACATAAGATTCTCATTACTCAAAAGAATAAAGAGCAAG